GACGACCGAATAACACGAGCCCGGTTTTCAATATAGAGTACATCGCCTGAGTAAGCATCTACTGAAGAGTATTTATCTCCGCTATCAATAGTGGCTGAGCCAGATCCAGATCCCGTGATCGTTTCGCCGTCAGAAAATACACCGGCGATGCTATTACTATTTTGATGGAAGAAAATCTTATTGCCACTTGCACTATCGAGTTCATCAACAAAAGCTGTAGATCCAGATGTTCCACCAGTTATAACTTCATCTACTGCAAATCCAGCTGCAGATATTGTAGTTGTAATTGTCATAAACCTTGAAGCTTTAGAGCTATTGCCAGTAAATCGAGGTCCGGGCACAGCACTATCAGTCAAGTCTAAGTTCTTTAAAAGCAAGATTTGTCTAAAATCGTTAGTGATATTAAATGTGTCACCTTCCGCGCCAGAAGGTTTAATGTTGAACATCACCGACGATGATTTCAAATCTCTAATAGCTGAAACACCGATTCCGTCTGCCGTGGATAGGATAGGTCTTAGGCTAGCATTTCCACTTACTGTTGCACTAGCATAATCATATCCGGCTCCTAATCCGCCGGATTCATTATCCATTTCAACTTTGACGATTGTTCCGCCAGAAATTGTTGCAGTCGCTGAAGCTCCAGATCCATTCCCTCTAATTGTAATCGCAGGAGCTGTAGAATAACCACTACCACCATTTACAATGTCAAATCCTAGGATAGAACCTTTTCTTGCTGTGTTTTGAATATTTATCTGTTGTAATTCAAAAGCATTTGCTGATGAAGAATCAATCGTTATGTTTTGAACTGGTAAGAAACTGGATGAAAGAAATGTACCAGCTCTAGAAGCAGAGATCGCATACATTAGTTTCCAAACATAACCATCTGAAGTTTTAAAGGCTTCAACCTGATTAACTCCAGCATCGGTGAAGCTAGGTTTTACAATAGACGGGTTAGCTGTACCAGTTGCATCTCTACCTTGTTGTAGGCAAATGTAAATCTCTTGATCTTCAGTCATTACATAATATACGTTTGTAGGATAACCAGTTAGATCATCTCTCCAGGCTGAATATATTGTACCTGAGGTCCAGTTATTTCTAGGGATAACAAATGAAGTACCTGTAATTTTTTTGACCGATTGCAAGTTTGATCGTGCTTCTCTCTCTTCTTCTAGAGATCGAATTGGAGTGATGACAGTGTCGGAGCTATCATAAGCATCAGCTTTACCAATACCAATAAAGTATTCGTTGGTATCTGTGCCGTCAGTAACTTCCTGAAACAGAAGATCTGCAAATTTTTGTTTTAATGAGTCTGTTGCTATCGCTACCATATTATGCCACCGTTGTTACTGATTGGTTGCCTACGAGGAACCAGTTGGAACCATCCCATATACATTGTGCTCCTTCATTTTGAGCAATTGCGAAACTAGTATTGGTACCAAAACTTGTAGGCGTAATTGTTGCGGTACCGGCACCTTTGTTTGTAAAAATTTTATATTCTCCAGTTGTTGTTCCATCTGGAAGTCCTACTGCAAGAGCTGTACCTTTATTACAAATGATATAAGTTGCAGATTGAGATGCATTACCATCCGCGCTAATCTCAACAGCTTCTAAAGCTAGCTTGCTAACTTCAACCGAACCGGTGCCTTTAGAGTTGAGATTAAGATTAACATTTGTATCTCCACCCGATGCATTAACTTGAGGATTATTAGAAGTTGCAGCGTTAATGATTGTTACTTCATTTACAGCAGATGATGTAGCAGTAAACTTAATAAGCTCATTGCTGTTTGTGTCGTTGATTGCAGTTGTAACTTTCGGAGTAGAAAGCGATGGACTGGTCAGAGTTTTATTTGTAAGAGTCTGAGTGGCTGTATCGACTACAATAATGCCTGTAGCATTTGGAATCTGCACTTGTCTATCGGCTGTAGGGTTAACCGCAGTCAACCTAGTTTCATGCGCGTCTGTAAGAGCACCTTCGAAAACAATTGCACTATCTTCAAATGATATTTGAGAAGCTAGCACATCGCTATCTCCACCAATTCTTTGATATATTTCTACAAAATTCTCATTAATTTTTGACCCGGCAGATCGCAACGTATCTCCGGTTCCATCATTTGCTGCTGTGCCAATTGCGATGTTTTGTCTAGTCATCATTCCACTCTTTGGTTTATGTTATTTATATCGTCGAGTCGCTAGTATAGCGTGTAAACATGTCATTATCCATAGTTTCTAGCGTCAAAGACATATCTGGTCCCGATGAATCCGGAGATGCACTATCATCCAGTGTAAACGAATTAGCGCTTAGCAATGTTGCAATCGTAGGATAGAAGTTTGATAGCTCACCGGCATTCATACCCGAAGTAGTATATAGAGAAACAATTTGATTTACACCGACTCTGAAAGCTTGTGCTGTTGCGCCAGAATCGATAAGGGCTGTAAGTTCAGTAGTTTGACCAACTGGAGACAACGCAAATTCAGATGATATAATAAATCCTCCACCAGTGTCAGAGTCTATCAATCCAGTAGCATCAATAGATAAAATAGCTTCTTCAATTGATGCTACCTGTCCAGCAAAATAAAATCCGGCAGGGTGTACAAACTTTTTATACAACGATTCGTAGTCTTGAGTTGATATACCAACTTTAAGCAAGATAGAAAAGATTTGATATAGTTCATTGTCTTGAATAAATTTTTGAGAATCAAATCCAGTCTGTGATTCTCCTACAATAAAGATCTGATCTTTTGGATATTCTACAGTAACTACTTCATTAAAGAAACCTCTAAAAAATCCTTCAATTGATACGAGTGTACCTTTTGATCTATAGAATGACGCAAGGAGCGTGGCCATAAGTCTAGGATTTTGAAAAAACGTAGAAGCTTGTAATCCATTTCCAATTTCTTTAATCAGCTCATCTAGATATTCAATTTCAGTTTCTGCTATATCTCTAACATGGTGCAAATCTTTAATTGCTGTAGAAAAAGCTTGAGTACCATCACTATCTAAGAACTCATAGTATTTGTCAAGCAAAGTAAGAAGCTGAGGATTTTCTTGTTCATAAAACGACGGTACAACTTCGCCTACTTTAGATGTAGTAAGCGTTACGTCACGTCTATTTTTATCTTTTACCGTATGGCTCATGTGCTCAATGTGTCAGCTGTGTTTTGATAGTCAATCGTAGCAATAGCAGAAGATAATTCGTTTATCTTCATGATATAGTTACGCAGAGGCTTGATTGTCGATTGATTTGCTGGTATAGCAGAAACTTTAATATTATCTCCGTTATATCCTGAAATTTGAATTCCAACGATTGATACTTTTCCTTGACTAGGTATATATGAACCTACGTTATCTTTTACAACTTCACCGGTAGATAGATTAACCAATTCTAATTTAGTATCTGATAGTTTATTTCTAAAGAAAACGAGAGATCCATCGGCATCAAGAAATGCTGAAGAAGTTACACTATGAACAACATCATCTGCAGCGGCAATCTTTATTGGAAAGTCGACTGCTACATCTGAAAGAATATTTAAAGTCGGAGTAATTCTTTGTTCAATTTTAATATCTATTGACGAGTTAAGAATAGCTGGTGATAGATCATCAATTTTTGCTAGTAGTTGAGATCTTCTAAGAGTTGCACCAAATCTATTTAAATCACTGGCAAAGAAGTCATTAATTAGTTTTTGCACAGCAAACTGAGTTGTTTCAAGCGTGTCACCTGTCAAATCCGGATCAAAGTTAAACGACGTAGTCGTTTGAATAAATGATTCGAGTGGATCTGCAAACACGGTATCGATAGATACAACCGCTAAGTTATCAGATAGCTGAGTCTTAATAGAGTTCTTTACTTGAGTTTGTACAGATGCTGCTACACCATCTTTGAACTTAAGAGCAACAAAAACATTTCCATAGATAGGAGGAACATTATCATTACCTCCCCATGAAATAACGTCTTCAACAGTAGATGAATGTCTTTGAAGAATAATAGCTTTATAGTCTTCCGCCGTGATCAGTCTTTGTTGTGTAGCAAAAGCAATCGGCGCGTTAGATTTTATA